CTTTACGGCCTTGTCGCTCTTCTTGTTCTCCTGCTCCTCGGTCATCGAAATAGTAACCGGAGTCGCGTTGTAACGGAACAAGTAGAACGCCGCCGTGATACCGTCCACGGCGTCAGTATTCAGGTTATCATACCCGTCGAACCATTCCGACGCATTGAGAGCGTACATCAGATCTTCCTGGATCTCTTTGCCGCCGTTCTCGACTTCTACGATACCCGATTTACGAAATCTTCCTATGGTGGGATAGCTGTCTGAGATATTATCAGACAGACGTTTGCGCTTACTGCGAGCAGTAAGGGTCCACGCCGCATCCCAATTTTCAGCAGTGCTAGTAGCAGCCATTGGTCACAGTCCTTTCACAGACTACCCCCGCCGTTGAAAAGCACCTCCAGAAAGCCCTTCAATGGCGGTGAGTAATTCATCTTCGGTTTGCGGCCCCACGTCGTTCGATGAATCAACCGTGCCAAGAGATTGCGTATTAAGAGAGGCGTTGTTCCGTGCCCTGAGATCCGTTTGCCGCGCCTGTAAGGTTTCGTCCACGATCTTATTGGACAGCATCTTATAGGCTTCCGTAATAGTATACGGTTTCTGGGTTGCTGGATTGGGAACATTGCGTAACGCCTTGATCCCATCCGTATACTGGTCTATATCAGCACCAAACTGCTGCCGCAACGCAACCACTTCGTCGTTGACGCCAGCCGCTGCCTGATTTTGCAGGTGGCCGCCCAGCAACTGAATAGCCTGTTGCTGTTTGGAAACCGTATCTTGCAGCGTTTTGACGCTGTCGCCCTGCTCCAGTTGGACGATTTCTCGAACCGCCTGGACCGCATTGCGTTGTTCTTCACTTAGGCCAGAATATGGATCTTCGGGCGGGGCTTGTGCCGCTTGCGCGGCCTGTGCAGTTCGCGCGTTAAGCGCCTGCTGCTGAGCCTCCAACTGCCTCGCCGTTGCTTGCACCTCCTGATAAGCCTTTGTAAAGCCAGACTGCATATTTCGCGCAGTAGCAGACAAAGGCTTGTATTGCTCAGGTAATTCATCGGGATTGACACGAAGCCAATCTATGTTGTTCGGGTCGAAGTCGGAGGTACTGTCACCAGCAGCCGAAGACGGCGTATCAGAGGCACCTTGTTCCGAGGTATCCGCGACCAGATCTTGACCAAAGTCGAAGCCCTGGCTATCGTCGGAAGTCGAATCGGTGGTTTCTGTCTCGACAACAGAGTCCTGATCTTCTGCCATGCGATGTATCCTTTCGGTTAACCTGGACCGTCGATCCAGGTAGATTGTTCAGAAGAACGCGGTTTTTGCGCCGCGATGTGTTTTAACTCTTCTGACCTTTTCCGATTGCCCCCTACCGCGTCGTTGCTTTCCTCCAGTCCATATTCTCGCATTAAGCGTTTCTTATGGCCGTAGTCTTCAATCACCTCGTTCCCCAGCGCCGGTTGAGGGCGTCCGTATAAAGAAGAGTGGGACGGGTGAATGAAGTTGGTACGCAACAACACCTTAGTGGCTTGCTCGCCACAAGGGCAAGGGACCGTTTCAGATACATCGGCCTTTGAAGAGTAATATACATCGAGTTGTATAGAATCGCAAGTAAAGCATTTATAATCGACTAATTCGGGATGAACACCCCCCACGACCCGCCGCTTGTACCCATGTGGCGTTTCCTCGTAATCATACATTAGTTCTGCCCCCTGTCTATAGACGCCCCGGCCTGGGATATAGTCTGGGCGTTACTGCGAACCTGGGATTGAATGCCCTGCGTGATACCGGCAATCGTTCCTGCGGCTGACCCGCCGCCCCCTTCGCGCCGCGTACTGTTTATTTGCCCTCCAGGCGAAGGCGCAGGGCCACCTCCACCCGCTGCCTTTTGCTGCAAGGCTTGCTCGTGGGCCTGGATGTGGGTTTGCAAGGCGCCCTGTAAGCCCACAAGGAGCCCTTGATTCTGCTGCAAAGCCTTTAAGACGCCCTCGTCCTTGGAAATTTCCATATGGACTTTCAAATGGATCTCGTGATCCTGCTCTGGCGCAATGCCGGGGTCTTTGCCCTGCAATAGCATCCATTGGTTCTCCAACTGCGCGGCCCGAACGGCCTCTGTATTGATTCCTGGTCCCAGCATCTTATCCATATTAGGCACCCTAAAAGCCCGCAATAGATGCTTAATCGCCTCGATACGCGGAATTTCTGGAATCTGGATGATATAATTAAACAAAGCCAGCGCATCTTCTCGCTGTAACTCCTCATACAAGGGCCGCATAGAAGACGCCTCAATATCCACCTTAAATCGCGCCTGTAACAGATCCCCCGTTACAGCCTCATAAACCGGGTCATGTTCGCCTTCCGATACGTTCACCAGGAAGTTCCGTGGCGTATAGCGAACATCCGACATGATCCGCAAGCCGTTATAGACCGTTGCCTCGTAAGCGCCTACCGGCCCCTGCTGGAGCCATTCCCGGTTGAGTTGACTGAACGAAGCAACCAACGCACTCTGAGTGGCAGTTAAAGTGCGCTGACCCGCATTGACCAACTGCCCCACCTGAAGGATCTGATCCTCATACGCTCGATAATCGCTTTCAATGCCCAACTGATCTGGGGGCACATTCTCCATCGGCATCGCCCTGAAGGCGTTGTTAACATCGCTAACCCATAAAAGGCTCGTATCCTTGGCCGATTCCAACTGCTCCCCTGCATCGGGGTTTTCGGCCTGCTCGTTCTTGTTTCCCAAAATGATAAGAGCCAATCGCTTCAGCCAATTATGCCGCCGGGTCACCGACTCAATCACACCAGTTTGTGTATCTTCGGCATACGCCATCATGGGTTTGCCATACAATGTATCGCAAGTCAGGTCATATTTGATCGCATGGAAGGGGAATCCCTCCTCAACTAGATACCCACCAGTGGGTGTGAATTCACCAGTTAAAAGAGTGCGGTTGGGGTCTGCGGGATCAGGGACAACGCCTGACTCACCCGCCAAAAAGGGATGCCGTATATTCTGTATGGGCTGCTTAACGCCCTTGGCAAAGGTGATCTGCCGCTTACCTATGCGGTCATGGATCTGGTAGATAACGACCATGCGAGAAAGCTGCTTGGCCTTATCCATCTGCCCCTTGTCCTCGCCCTCCTCATAGCCTCCGTCAATATCTTGCATCATCTCTTCGGGATCTTCTTCAGGTGTTTCTGTAATCTGTCCCGTGCGATGAAACCGCTCGTCCTTACGCAGTAAATCGAGAGGCACCAGCATCTTTTCTATAATGTATTGCGCCTGGGACATATCGTGCGGCGGGCACAGTGGATCAACGAAGACATTAAAAGGCGACACCCGCTGGATATAGAACATGCCATTCTGCATCCCGTCGTTTGCCACATAAGGCGGCACCAGATCCTCGTCACCGGGCGGGTTCACCCCATACTTCAACCACCCCAAGCAGCAGAATAGCGCATCAAAGCTAGCCTGATTGATATGCCGCTTGGCCTGGATCGTCTCCAGCATGGCGTTGGCCGTACGCTCCAGTATCTCCGATTGGTATTGCTTGTTATTGTCCTCCACCCGCATGAGAACCTGGGGGTAATTAAACGAAACGGAGGCTATAATCTGTCGAGCAAGAGGATAAAAGCGGGATATTTTACGCGGGTTTTCAATATCTACTTCTAATTCCAGTTCATACGCATTCAGCAGTCGTCGCCACTCCTCGTGACGCGACTTCATTAACTCTGTTACGTTCGTAATTCGCTTCTGCCAGAGGTCTACGTCCGAATCGGACATATCCTTGTGCCGTGGTAGCGGCTTAGTTCCTCGTTTAGCCACCGGAAATTCCTTTCTGTGACATCTCCCTTATGACGTTGCCTCCCAAGAAGGGGTTCCGCACCGATGGAGCCCGCCGAGGGGTAGGAGCGTATATGTGAGATACGGCATAACGCAGTTCGTCCAACGCATGGTCCTCAGATCGCGTGTCCAGATCTTCCTGGTTCTTCTCTGACCGAGGAGCCGCTGGTGCCGTCCGCATTAAGTTGTCGTTCCATCCAGCAAAAGTAAAAAACTGGTTCTTGTTTAGCAAATCCCGAATAACCCGCCAGCCCGTGATACGGTCATTGTTAGCCCGGCTTAAATGCAGTCCATGCTCCTGGAACACATCGGCGGGACTATGAGACATATGCTCATGTAATCGCCGCTTAACGAACATGGAAGGATCACAATAGATGGGAGAGGGCTTCCTGCCGTAGCTGATAAAGGGGCAACTGGCTAAAAGGGCGTTGATGGCATAGGCATGTTGCGAGGCCGAAGCGTCCCCCTCGTAATACTCGCAAATACGGTATATGTTCTTGTCGAAATCGACCGTATAAAGGCCAAAAGAAGTGGGCGCTGTCTCGCCATAATCAATGCCACCATACAACGGCCAATCGTCGGGAATCGTAAATGAGGGCACCTCAATCGCCTCCCCGTCCCATTCCTCAAAATACTGCCCAACAAACGAGTCCCAATCGCCCGACAACCACGCCTTGACCAATTGAGTATCGCCTACTCCATACAAGCGATCTACATAATCAGGATCATTATCCAGTAAAATCTTATTATCATAGACCAGGGACCGGATAAACATCCGCTGGCCGTCTTTACCTTTAATAATATGCCCATCTGACTCGTTGAGCGCGGGCACTTCAAAGTATTTACGGACCCACTGGTGTCCAGGACCGCCGGGATTCCCCGTGCAGCGGATTCTCTTATTGGGAATGGGGTGCGCCGAGCGCAAACACGCCTTTAGTTTACGAAATGCCTTGTCAGAAGACCAATTAGGCAGCTCGTCCCACCCAATCCAGGGGTAACTGTGCCCCTGGTAATGGTCGGCGTCTTTTTCTTCTTGAATATGGCGCAAGCGAAGCAACGCGCCGTTAGGAAAAGTGAACTCATACCGGCCTACCTTGAATTCCGTGCCGGGAAACATGGAATAAAAGATCTGCTTACCCCGATTGACGATTTCGTCCAACTCAGGGTATGTATGGCGAAACAGGATGCCACGCCAATACTTCCCGTAAGCCGCCACATCAGCGGCAAAGTCACCCAGAAGGAAGTCCGTCTT